GCGGATCCGCCCTCGCCCCACTCCTGACCGGCCCAGTAGGTGTCGAACACCAGGCAGCCCATGGCGGGATCCGCGAGAACCGACTGCCGGATGAGGTCCGCGAGGTCGTCTGTGAGGGCTGTGTCGGTGCCGACGACGGTGGCATCGACGGCGAAGGTTAGGGCCCGGACTTGGCCCCCGGCGCTGTCGGTTTCGGGGTCCCCGTGGGGCTGGTCGATGACCGAGAAGACCAGAATGTCGGGGAGGACGCTGGCATCGGTCTGGGTGACGGACGGGACGTGGACCTGGGAGGTCAGGCCAGACAGGCTCTGGATCTGGGCGATCACGTAGGCGAGGATCTTGGTTGGGGTCGTCACGGGCGCTCCTGGAGGAACACCTTGAGGACCAGGCCGTCGGCCAGGAACGTGGGGTAGAGGACTGCGTAGTTCTGTCCGTTCCAGGTGAGGGGATCCCCGGCCTTGAGCCCCTGGGCGTCAGCGGTGACGAAGCGCAAGGTGCGCTCCTGGCCGCTGATGGTGCCGCCGCCCAGCGCGACATCCTCACGGGTGGCGGTGCCGGGCAGGGCCTGGACAACAGCCCCGGACTTCAGGGTGACGGCGGTCGGCTGGCCGATGAGGGCAGCGGAGGACGCGATCATGGACCTGACGTCGTGTTCGAGACTCACTTAGTGGCTTCCTTGTTGGGCGGGGTGGTGCCGGTGCTGGTGGACTTCTTGATCTCGGCGGTGATCTCGCGAGCCTTGGACTTCGAGATCAGGGAGCGGCCGAGGGCATCGACGACGTCGTGGGTCTGTCCAGGCAGGGCGTCCCGGCCGGGGCCGAGGCAGACGCCTGAGATGATTTCGATCCGCATTTGGGACTCCTGGAGCGATGCAGGGAAGGCCCGGGTGGTGGGCCCTCCCTGCACCGTGGTGGCCTAGGTCGGGATGAGGCCAGTGGCCTTGGTGAAGGCCTCGGGGTGACGGACCAGGACGTCAGCCATCTCGAAGGTGGCGATGTCGATCAGGCCCTGGAGCTTGTACTTGAACGGGTCGGTGATCATCTCGAAGCCGCTGCCGAAGCACCCCACGATGACCTGCGGCCACGAGCCGATGATCAGGCCGTGCTCGTTGGTGCCCGCGCCGAGGTTCTTGGCGATCTGGTTGGTGGACAGGGCCTTGTAGCCCGCCATCACGCCCTCTTCGACGTTGCCGGACCAGATCTTGTTCGCGCCGTTGACCGCGAACTCGAGCTTGCCCATGAGGTTCCCCGCGACGATCGGGTTGGTGATCCACCCCATGCCGTCGAGGGTGGCATTGGCACCCGCGATGTCGACGATCATGGTCAGCAGCTCGGCATAGGTGGGGCTGGCGGCGAGCATCGGCACGACGTTGACCCCGGCCAGGGCGTAGATGCCGGTGGGCTGGCCGACGCCGGTCCCATGGAGGGCGGCGAGGTCGAGGGCGGCGGCGTGGCTGTAGGCGAGGTCCTGGCGGACCATGTTCTCGACGCTCCAGGTCCCGGTCTCGAGCAGGTTGCGGGAGAACTGGGTGCCGCCGATGAGGGTGCGGGGGCTGAGGGTGCTGATGCCGGTCGTGGGCTCGGTCTCGACGACGTCGGTGCCGCTGTTCTCAGCGATCCACTTGGCGACGGCGGCGCCGGTCTGGCGCGAGAAGCCCATGGGCCCCTGGAGGCCGGTGAGGAAGCGGGCGCCCATCTGGGCCACGACCAGCTTGTTCCGGAGGATCTCGATCAGCTCGGCGGGCTGCGTGTAGACCAGTTCCTTACCGGCCGTCGCGGTCTGGGTGTCCATCGCGGCCCGCAGCTGGTACGGGACGAAGACGCCGCCCCGCTGCTTGTAGGTGCCGGGCATCGACTTCTTGATCTCCTCGGAGACCTCCAGCTCGAAGCAGTTCGCGGACCGGCGGCCTTCCTGCATGGCCACGGAGGCGGAGAGCAGGCGGCTGTAGCTGAAGTCCTTCAGCTCGCGCTTGTTGGCGCCCATCTCCTCGACGGAGGGGGCGTGGGCGATGGGGGTGGTGGCCAGGAGGCTCATGACCAGGGCGCGGGCCTCGGCCAGGGGCTTGGCGGCGAAGATCTCGTCGGCCTCGCGGCCCTTGCCGTGCTGGTCGGCGATGGCCCGCAGCTGCAGGACCTGGGTGATTTCGTTGGCCGCATCAGGAGCGGCGCCAGTGATGGGATCCATGTGGATCTCCTTGGAGCGGGCCGAGGGTGCGGCCTGGGGGGTGGTGGCGGGGATGGCCGGTTCTACGGCCAGTGACCGGGGGGTCTCCGCTGAGCAGCGGGCCCGGCATTCGGGACAGGGGGTATCGGGGGTGCAGCCGTCGGCTTCGCAGGAGCGGATCGCTGCGTCAGGGGCATCGGTGATCGGTGCCTCCTGGTCGGAGATGGCGGTGATCTGGGGGGCGACGACAGCGCTGCGACCGACGCCAACCCGGGGATCAGCAGGAAGCGGGACCATCGAGGCCTCCATCAGCGACCAGTGGCGGACGCGGAAGGTCGGGAAGTCGTCGTGACGAGCGGAGGCCGGGTCAAGGACAGCGTCGTCCTCGTCGTAGTCGAAGTAGATGGAGGTGTCGGTCAGGATCCCGTCCTGAACGTCGCGAAAGGCCTCGTCGGCCTTGGCGCTGCGACCAAAGCGAGCGACGCCCCGCAGCTTGCCATCGACGACCTCTGTGGGCATGAAGCGACCGATGATGACGCTGCGATCATGGTTGAACAGCAGGGGACCACCGTTGTCGCCCTTGAACCGGCTGAGGTCGATTGACGACATTGAGCTGTGGTCGAGGATCTCGTAGCCAGCGCGGCGGCCCCTGAGCAGGGTCAGGACGTCGGGGGAGTCGGAGGAGACGGAGAGCGGGACGGTCCGGGCCTCGATGTCGATGCCGGTCTTGTCGAAGGTCAGGGATCGAGCCCGGGGTTCATTATTGGGATTCATTTTTCGCTCCCTTCACGGGCGGGGTGATGGCCTCGGTCTCGGTCGGGACGATGTCAGTGGGGTCGCCGGGGTCTGAGGTCTGGTTGGCGTTGCCCTTGCCCATGTCCAGTTCCAGGTGCAGGCCCAGCTCGAGCTGGTAGTCCTCCTCGGCCTTGCGCTGGCGGAAGACCTTCCGCCAGTTGCGGCCCAGGGCCCCCAACTCCTCTTGATAGGTGCTGAGCCCGGAGCGGACGCCGAGGATGGAGGCCTTGGCTTCCTTTTCCGGATCCACCCAGTCCCATGAACGGGGCCACCACTTCGGAGCGCAGAGCTTGCGCCAGTCGGTGACCGGCAGGGTGATGGCGCCGGACGCGACGGCCATCTCCAGCCAGGCACGGAACACGGGATTGCAGACCCGGGCGATGTACCAGCGCTGCAGCTTGCGCCAGTTGTCCCGTTCGTCCAGGAGCGCCACGCGGCTCGCCGTGTAGTTGGCGTCCGCCACGTCCGAGGCGAGGCTGTGGTAGGCGACGTTGACGCCGGAGGCCACGGACTTCAGAAGGTTCTTGGCGAAGTCCGGCAGGTGCGGGTTGGGGTGGTTGGCGGGCGGGAACTGGGCCTCGGTGCCATTGTCCAGGCCCATGAAGCTCGGCCCGCCCTCGCCCGCCTCGTTGTGGAGGGCGTTTGCGGTCGAGACGGGGTCGATGAGCGGAGGGAGGACCTTGCCCTCCTCGTCCAGGTGCTGGATGGGCTTCCCGTCCTCGTCGGCGGGGGCAGCAGGGCCCTTGATGAGGACGATGTTCTCGGCGAAGTAGTTCGCAGCCTTCAGCTCCGAGTTCCAGAGGGTGCCCAGCATGTTCAGCTGGACCATGACGGAGGTGGACCAGGGGATGCCCCGGATAGACTTCGCGCGGTCCTCAGCGAAGACGTGGACGATTTCGCTCGCGGGGACAAACACCCGGCGGGGGGCACCTTCGTAGTCCATGGGATGCTCGGACCAGATCCAGTAGCCCGTCCGGCGGCCCCAGCGGTCCATCTGGATGCCCATGATGGTCCGGTTGCCCTGGCTGTCGACGGGGGCGTTCCAGGTCCAGTCGAGGCGGTCGGCATCGATCAGTTCCAGGGCGAAGCCCCAGGCATTGGGATAGCCGCGAACCGTGTGGATGAGGCACTCGCCGTCCATGGCCGTGGTCTGAGCGACCAGGTGCTGGAAGTCGGTCCAGGTGGACAGGCCATCGGTGGTGACGGCCTCGCCCCACTTCTCCCACTCCGCCTCGATGGTGTCGTTCCAGGCGGTCTTGGGTCGGTTGGCGTTGCCGATGATGGCTGACTCGAGGGTGATACCGTCCGGGCCGACCACGTGGGTGGAGACCAGGTTGACGTAGCGCTTCGCGTACGGGTTGTTCTGGCAGAGCTGGCGGGAGTGGGCCCGCAGCGCCACGAGGTCCTTCTGTAGGGCCTTGTGGGCGACTTCGAGGGTGACCTGGAAACCTGAGTATTTGTGCTGATGGGCGGCGAAGAAGTAGCGCTTGGCCGGGCTGGACTGAGTCACGACCTCGGTCTGGGGGAACGGCTCAATTGCCGCAACAGCGGCCCCGGTTGCTCGCCCGTCGGATCCACGCCAGAAGGCCAAGGGGTTCTTCACCTCAGCCTCCCGTGGTGGATCAGGGACCCGCCGCGCTGCAGCCGGACCTCAGTTGTGAAGCGGTCGCGTAGCTTCAGGAGTTCTGCCGGTGGGAGTTTCTCAGCCTCCACGCCGTCGATCTTGTATTTCATGAGGGGGTCGCCGACCCGGTGGCCCAGGACCGCATTGATTGCCTCCAGGCAGATCTCGGCGATGGACCGGCGGTCAAAGGCGACGCTGGGGTCAGGGAGGATCCGCATGGTCCCGGACCTCACCAGACGCTTCACCTCGCCCTTGCTCACCCGCGCGGTCCAGGTGTAGGTCCCGGGTGGGAGGTTGCATGTCCAGCTAACGGTGAACGCATCACCGTCGGGGGTTGCGATGATCTGGGCGGGGATCTCGGCGCCCTTGCTCATGTAGTAGATGAGCGTCCATCCCCCGGAGGCCGGATACAGCTCCTGGAAGATGCTGATCGGCCAAGCCACGGTATCCCCGCTGGCAGTGGTTCTCGGCTCTATCGTCCAGAAGGGTTCGGTCAAGCTCGCTCCGTAGACCCCATGGTGGGTTTCCGTTCAGAGCGACCTGTCCTCATCCGATGAGGACGCTACCTGCCCTCGCAACGCTCCGGGCAGCGGGCCTCGCACTTCACAAGCTCGTTCTCAAAGCGGGCAGCTGCGGCCTTAATGTCCGCCTTCACTGCCTCCAGATTTTCCTTGTGCTCAATGCGAGACACGAACTTGTCCGTGCTCCAGAGCCGAATCTCCTCGATGGCCAGCGTCAGGGCGGCGACACCCTTGTTCAGCTCCTCGATCGAGACGGTGAACCGTGCGGTGATAGCCTGCAGGTCCGCGCTGATCTGGTCTTTTCGGGTGAACTCACGGCTGAGTAGGTAGGCGAGGCAGGTCGCTAGAAGACCGATGATCCAGACCCGTACGTCCCAGGCGCCGTTCAATTTTGGTGGCCTCGGTCTACGCAGAGACCCATCCTGAGGATACGACCATCGGTCGGGCCTTCAACACGATCCTCAAGGCGGCCACCCGGGGCAGCGCCCTGGTCAAGAGCCTGCTGGCCTTCTCCAGGCAGACCCTTCCCGATGAGGAGGAGCTGAACCTGAACTCGGTCATCCAGGACGAGGCCAGGATCCTTGAGCGGACCACCCTGTCCAAAATCCGGCTGG